GCCTCGTTTTAACGCTAACACGGAAAACATGAAAAAACACAGAACCACCGATACCGTAACCGGTGCGGTGGGCGCGATGCTGGACGCTGCAAAACCATTGCCTGACGTTCCCGCGCACATCACCTTGCGCGAACAAGATAAGCCGTTTTGGGTTGGCATTGTCTCCACGCGCGCGCGAAGCGATTGGAGCGACACAGATTTAGTGCTAGCCGCTCAATTGGCGCGGTGCCAGTGCGACATAGAGACAGAGCAGACGACGCTTTACACAGAAGGCACGGTCATCCCTAACGACCGTGGCACGATGGTTACAAACCCGCGTTTCCGTGCATTGAACGAGTTGAAGCAATCGCAGCTGGCGACGGTGCGAGCGCTGGCGTTGAACGCCACGGCTAAGGCTGACCCGCGCGACATTGGCAAACGTAACGCGGTTGCCCGTGGTGCCGTGCGCGCGCGCGAGGAGGTGGAATCAGAGGATTTGCTCGCGACGTGAGCAAGTTAACGCGTGGCGAGCGTGTGGTCGGATTTGTGGAGCGGTACTGCCTAACGCCTGAAGGTGAACACATCGGTAAGCCGATCAAGTTAGAGCCTTTCCAGAGGCGGTTTCTCCTAGAGATTTACGACAATCCTTACGGCACGCATTCGGCGTATCTCTCGATTGCTCGGAAAAACGGTAAGACGGCGCTGATTGCAGCGTTGTTGTTGGCTCACCTAGTTGGCCCCGAAGCGGTGCTGAACTCGCAGATCGTAAGCGGCGCGCGAAGCAAAGAACAGGCAGCGGTCATATTTGAACTCGCTCGGAAAATGGTGGATATGAGCCCAACACTTTCCAAGCTGGTGCGGATTCAGCCTAGTGGCAAACGGCTCATCGGTCTAGCGCGTAACGTGCTCTACCGTGCCCTAGCCGCTGAGGGAAAGACGGCGCACGGTCTATCGCCAATACTCGCCATTCTTGACGAGGTGGGACAGGTAGAAGGCCCGACGGACAAGTTTGTTACAGCGATCACATCCGCGCAGGGTGCCTACGCTAACCCGCTTTTGATAGCGATCAGCACTCAGGCACCTACAGACGCGGATATGTTTTCGACGTGGATTGACGCGCAGAAAGCCGCACCAGATCCGCGCGTGGTGTGCCATGTGTACGCGGCACCCGAAGATTGCGCGCTTGATGACCGCAAGGCATGGGCGGCAGCTAACCCGGCGCTTGGTGTATTCCGTTCGCTTGACGACGTGGAAAAGCAGTGCAAACAGGCCATGCAGTTGCCCGCGCAAGAAAACGAATTCCGCAATCTGATTTTGAATCAGCGTGTGGATATGGCGAGTCCGTTTGTGTCTCGCAGCATTTGGAAGGCCAACGGCGAACCACCGTTCCCGATTGAGCGGCAAAAGGTTTGGGGCGGGCTGGACTTATCCAGCGTGTCCGACTTGACGGCGCTGGTGTTGGTGACTGAGGGCGGCGACGTTCATCCTACTTTCTGGCTGCCACGCACCGGTTTGATAGAAAAAGCACGTAAAGACCGTGTGCCGTATGACGTTTGGGAACGTGATGGCAAGCTCTTAACGACTCCGGGTAAGGCTATCGAGTACGAATTCATCGCCGAATTCATGCGCGGCTTGTTCGATGCGCACGATGTTGTGAAGATCGCGTTCGATAGAGCGCTCTTTAATCACCTGAAGCCGTGGCTTGTAAAGGCTGGTTTTGGTGATGACGAGCTAGATAAATTTGAGCCGTATGGGCAGGGTACGTTATCAATGACGCCCGCACTACGGGAACTCGAAACAAAATTGCTGAATACATCATTGAAGCATGGGAATCACCCTGTTTTAACGATGTGCGCCGCGAATGCCGTAGTAGTTGGCGATTCCGGCGCGCGTAAGTTCGACAAAGGCAAGGCGCGCGGTCGTATTGACGGCATGGTGGCGCTGGCTATGGCTGTGGGCGTTATGCCTGCGGAGACTGAAACCGACATCAACGAATTTTTGAACAACCCCATAATAGGCTGACGTACTGAATGGCGACATGGCTCAACTCTTTTCGCTCGTGGTGGGGACGAGGCGGAGCTATGTCCGAAACAACGGGCGCGCAACAGACCGCACCTAGCGCCGCCCTCGTTGCCGATAGTGCATCAATCGCTACAGATTCAGCGTTGCAAATCAGCGCGGTGTGGGCGTGCATTGAACGCCGCGCCAATACGATAGCTAGCCTTCCGTTTTTTGCTTACGAGCAACGCGATGGACAAAAGACGTTAGCTCGGTCGTCGCGGCTCTACTCGTTGCTGCACGAGTCGCCGAATTCGCGCATGACTCCATACGAGTTTTGGCGCGCGATGATGGTCAATCACGACTTGCGAGGAAACGCTTACGCGCGAATCGACCGTGACAATAAAGGTGAGGCCGTCGCAATGTGGCCTATGCCAGCGGATCAGGTCACACCGGTTGTTCTCGACGACGGAAGCATGGTCTATCGCTACGAAATTGGCGGTAATGTTGCGATATTCGACGCGTCAAACGTCCTGCACTTGAAAAATTTAGGTAACGGAACCGTCGGTCTATCAAAACTAGAATTCATGCGCTGCACGACCGACGAGGCCGCAAAAGCGCAGAGCGCTGCGGCTAAAGTGTTTGGCACAGGTGGCAAGCCGACCGGCGTTTTGATGGTGGACAGCGTTCTGAAAAAGGAGCAGCGCGAAGCTATACAAGCGAGTTTCGCTGGCATGGCAGAAGGCAACACGTCCCGACTGTACGTCCTTGAAGCAAACATGAAATATCAGCAATTGAGTATGTCTCCCGAAGATATGCAATTGCTTGCTACACGGCAATATACGGTTGAAGAATTCGCTCGCTGGTATGACGTGCCGCCCGTCCTGATCCACCATTCCAACGTGACAACCTGGGGTTCCGGTATTGAACAGATCATGGATGGCTTCTACAAGCTGACTATTCGTCCAATCCTCGTAAGTATCGAACAAGCCGTTAGAAAACGTGTCATGACACCGGGACAGCGCGCAACGATGGCTATTGAATTTGCGCTAGACGCGCTGTTGCGTGGGAATCCGACGCAGCGAGCCGAACTCTACGCGAAGAACGTGCAGAACGGCGTAATGACTCGTAACGAATGCCGTCAACTCGAAAACTTAGCGCCGGTAGAAGGCGCTAACGAGCTGACAGCGCAAACAAATTTAGTACCGCTCTCAAAATTGGGGCAAGGAAATGGAAATGTTGCTACACAAGCGCCTTTCGCTCAGTGACGTAAACCTGAAAATGGACGGAGAAAGCGGTAAGTTTTCCGGTTATGCGTCTGTTTTTGGCGGCGTCGATTTGCAGGGTGACACCATTGTTAAGGGTGCGTTCGAGTCAACGCTTCGCAACAACGGCAAGCCCAGAATGTATTTAGAGCACTCGTGGGCAAGCGGCGCGAATTCAGGCTCTGGTTTGCTACCAATTGGCAAATTCACAAAGGCAAGCGAGGACGATCACGGACTATTGGTGGAGGGTGAGTTGACTCCGGGAATGTCAGTATCTGCTGACGTTCTAGCAGCGATGAAGCACGGCACGATTGACGGTCTATCTGTTGGTGGGTACGTCAAAAAAGGCGATTACGACGAAACCGACAGTGGTCGCGTCATTCGTAAATGGTCAAAACTGATTGAAGTTTCTGTAGTGGCGCAACCAGCCGACGAATCGGCACGGATTGCAAGCGTCAAGGCAGAAGATTGGACGGAAGCCCTAGACTGTATTGATTCCGTTCGTGAGTTTGAACGCTTCTTGCGGGATGCAGGCGGCTTTAGCAAAGGGGCGGCGCAAGCGCTTGTCGCCCGCGTGAAATCACTACCTGATTTGCGGGATGCAAAAAAGGACGAGGCCACGAAGTATGAGGCGCAGTTATTGGAGCGAATCCAAAAACTTGCCGCCTAACAGCGCGCATTCCGCAAAACCAGACCCGCTACGGCGGGTTTTTCATTTCTAAGGAACGAAAAAATGTCAGACCAATTGATGACCGCGCTTGACGCGGTAGATAAAAAACTCGACGCGATCACCAAGACCGCAAACGAAGAAATCAAAGCGCTCGGCAAGGTCTCTACGGACACCAAAGCCGCAATCGAAAACATCGGTATTGAGCAGCGCACGCTTGCTGACCGTCTTTTGCAGCTGGAGCAGAAATCCAGCGCAGAGCGCGACACGCCGAACGACGAAACCTACGGTGCGCAATTTGTAAAGAGCGCTGGCTACGAGTCGTTTGTAAAGAGCGGCGCAAAAGGTCGATTCAGCCTTGAATTGAAAAACACCGTTACCAATACTATCGGCAACACGTACAGCGAACGCCGCCAAGGTTTGGTGACGAACGCCTTCCGTGTGTTTACGATTGAAGATTTGCTCACCAGCATGCCGACCTCCGCAAACGCGATTGATTGGGTACGTGAAAACGTATTCACCAACGCCGCAGCAGAGACGACTGAGGGCACAGCAAAACCGCAATCTTCGATCACATTTGCAACGGCGACCATGCCTGTCTCGACGATTGCGCACTGGATCAAGATCACGAAACAGCTTGCATCTGACAACGCGTATCTCGCCGCATTCATCAATCTGCGCATGGCTTACGGCGTCCGACTCCGTAAAGAAAACCAGCTTGTATCTGGTAACGGCACCGCGCCAAACTTGAGCGGCTTCACCAACACCGGCAACTTTACCGCGCATGGCTACACGTCCGCATCGTTGACAGCGCTCGGTTTGTCACCTACCAACCGTTTTGACCTTATCGGCAAGATGATTGGCGATTGCGCCGCAGCCGATTACCCGGCTGATGCGGTGATTCTTAATACGGCTGACTGGTGGACGATGCGCCTCGCTAAAGACTCGCAAGGTCGTTACCTGCTTGGCGATCCAGGTCAAGCAGTCGCGCCTACCTTGTACGGTTTGCCGGTTGTCGCGTCGAACGCAATGACTGCGGACAACGTGTTGGTTGGCTCGCTCGCACAGGCTGCAACACTGCACAACCGCGAAGGTTTGACTGTTGACATGTCGGACAGCGACGAAAACAACTTCCAGTTGAATCTGATTACCGTGCGCGCCGAAACGCGTTGCGCGCTAACCGTTGAGAAGCCAGCGGCAATCCGCTACGGCGACTTGACACCAGCCTAATCATGGTAGCCGTCAAGATCAAAGGGCTAGTAGTCACCGGCCCCTATGGAACGCTAACCGACGGCACGATTCTGCGCACGTCGGAAGCGTTCGCCGCGCATTTGGTCAACGA